CCTGGATCTTCTGATTGTTTATACATAGCATCATCAAAGAATATACTTTTATTCTTTTTTAATCCACTCACACTTGCACCAAACGAAGCACTTAAACCTTTCATAGTTTTGCCTGAATAAGATGTATGAAATATAATACCAATCTGTGCTTTCTTAATGTTATCATAAAGAGAACTACCAAAGAATCCACTCTTGACAACAGGCACAGCATATGTTATAGTGTTAGGTGTGAAGATAATAGACTTCTGTCCATCTACTGTAGCAGTTTTCTTATCACTACTTGTAAATAACAAGTCGCCTTGTAGTATGCCTTTGATGCCTAGTTTAGAAAGATACTTCAATGCAATCATTAGCTTATCTGCTAATGCGCCACCATGATTTCTCTTAATGTCTGCATTGGTATAATTGATTTTGGGGGTTGCATTGAATATAGATTTAGTGCCAACGAAGAACTTTCCGTTTTCTGGATTTGTACCACAGAATACTGCTGGTGCTCCATCCCATTTAACCGAGATTGATGATCCGCCTTTACCGCCTTGAAGCATTTTCTTGATAGACTTTAAAAATTCAATCGAGGTTTTTGCCCCTTTAGTTCCATTATTTATTATTTCGTCTTCCAGATGCTCAAGGTGTGTATTCTTATCTTCTGTTAGATAGTCTTGAAACCCTTGCATTTACACTCTCTCCATTTAATATTATAACATTATTATTTATAAAAGTCAAGCTTTAATATTTTCACTACCATTTTACTTTATTTTTAAAATTTACTTGTGGCTCTAAAGCCATGAATGAAAGTAAACTTTCCCAAGTATCTCCTACCATTTTTTTTACATTATCCCAAAACTTAGATAACCAATTTTTTGCTTTATCATAAATTCTTTTTACAAAATCAAATATACCCTCATTTAATATAGGACCTTTTTCATATTCTTCTTTTACAACCATCTTAACACCCACACCAACAGCAGACCAAAAAGTATAGAAACCTGTCTTGCCTTTTGGGTTAGTTGGTGATTTTAATTGTGCTGATGTATTCTGAGAAGATTTAAATTTTACATCTGGTCTAACTTGACTTGCTATTCTCTTTACATAAGCTTTATCTTTGAAAGCATTATGTATTTTAGCGTTTCCACCATAATCTGTTACGAGGAAAAATTCTGCTGTGCCTATACTGTTACCAAACTTTGTGTCACCTGTCATCGCCTCATATGTGAATGCTTCTGCAAACGCAGAGTTTTTACTAAATGCGTTTCTTAAATCTTTTTTGAATGCTTGATGAGCGTCATCTGCTTTTTTTAGTATCTCTATTTCAGCAAACTTACCAGCTTTTTGTAAATCTGTTTTATTACCTTTAATGCCCATTTTAGATAAGTCTGTTGAGGGTAAAAGATTGTCCATATGTTTACTTAAATCTTTTATTAATTGTTTTTTTAATGTACCTGACTTTTTTGCAGCACTATAAAATGTTGCTCTTGCCTCTGGTGGACCACCCGACATAAGTTGGGCATCACCTGTTTTAAGTGATATTCTTTTATTACCTACAAGTAAATCTGTTTTAGGTGTAAGTGTAGAACCTTTGGCACCACCTGGTCCAAAATATGTATTCCACTCTGATGTTGCTGGATATGAGTTTTTTGGAAAACTACCTTTACCAGATAGTTTTAATGATTTAATTATCTTCTCACCAACCTTGTCAGAATTATTGATAAGTTTAGATTTAAATTTAGGACCGCCAGCAGCAGATACTATGACTTTTTCCATGTCAAATGCAGCTGTCGTTGAACTCTCTTGTAATTTTATATGTTGTTTAAAACTTTTCATTTACACTCTCTCCATTTAATATTATACTTATATTTATATCATAACATACTTTGAACAAGATGTCAAGTTTTTATACTATTTGTATAACAGAAAGGAGAGATATTGTCAAGCGTTATTTAAAGAATATGATTTGGTATAAGTTTACATTTGAACACTAAAGATACTCTAAACTTATCACCTTCTACTGCTCTTGCAACATGAGGTAATCTAGCGTCAAATACTACAACTCGACCTGTTCTAGGCCAATATGATTTAATGATGTTCATTTCTGGTATTCTATCGTTACCAAATCCATAAGGTGTATTGATTGCCATTGCTCTTTGTTCATCATTAAGATTAGGTGTCCATAACTCTAATGAACCACCATCTTCTGGATGCCAATCTGGAGTTAGATATACAATTACTGTATATTGATTTCCTGTCCAACCATCAACATGAATGCCGCCTGATTGACCTGCACTATGACCATTAAGATAATGTCTAAGTAAAACACAAGCACCTTTACCAGGTGATGGATTTACTTCATCCCAAATTTCTTTAACCCAATCTTGTTCAATATCATATTCAATTACTTCAGTATCACTACCACCCAGAGGAATGTGTTTATAACCTGATGTCTTTGCTTCTGCTTTCATTTCTGGTGTTGAATACCAACCATCTTGCCAATCCATACCCATAGCAATTTTATGATATCTTCTAATTTGTACATCTGATATTGTGCCATCTGAAGCCATTATTGTCTTAGAAAAATCACCACCCATTAAGGTTTCACCATCTACACTATGTTTTATATCCGTAGCAGGATCGGTTATTATTAGTCCCATGTTACTACTCATCTTTATTCTCCTTCTTATTTAATTGTTCTTCGAAATTTTTAATATGTGCATTAAACATTTCTTCTTCATACAACACAATGGTTATTAAACTATATATCGCCATATCCATAAGTGTGTCTTTAATACTTTCTTCTTTAAATTTAAAGTCACCCTTCTTTATGTAATTACTTATACGAGCATACTTGTCACCCATGCGAATAACAGAACCTTTCCAAGGAGATATACCTGCTAACTCAGATAGTCTGAAATTAGCAAATACATCTGCATTTCCATAATCATGTTTCTTGGCGTCATGTAGGTCTTTTATCGTGTCTAATATTTCATAGAATCGTTTGCTTTGTTCACTCATATTTTACCTAATGTTATATAAGTAGGTAAGCCACCATGTGCTGCCCATACTTTATGTTTGTTTTGAAAGTCAACTACTGTTTGTGCCTCATCTTCAAAGGTGTAAGCGCTAAGAATACTACCAGTTGGTCGTTCAATAACTAACCACCTCATAGTACCCTTATACTTACTCAGTTTCTTTTCATACTTTATATTAGTGTTGACTTTCCTTGCCATTACTCAGCCTTCTCAACAACTTCTGCTTCAACGTTTTCTACTTCTATTGCTTTTACATCTTCTTCAATTAAAGCTGATGCAGGAAGATTCTCTGTTAAAAACTTACTGTGGTGTGTAATCAATACTTGCACATTTTCAAACTCACTTTGAAGTTGTTTTAATTTATTTTGTGCCGCTTGCACTTGAACGATAGCATTCTTATGCTTGTCATCCAATTTAGTTTCATCATATTGTTTTCCGTCAATAGTTATAGCCATAATAGACTCCTTTATATTACTGTTATTTCTGTTGCTGATTGCTTACCACGCTGTTCAGCAAGTTCGTATGATACTGCTTGTCCAACTTCTAGTTGACTGATTCCCGCTGTTTCTAATGCTGAAATATGCAAAAATGCATCTTTACTTCCATCATCAGGCGTTATAAATCCGTAACCTTTTTTTGGGTCAAACCATTTTATCTTACCTTGTGCCATTTATTCTCCTTTCTATATTTTAAAGTCAGAAAACTGACCTAATTTTTTAAATTTGTTATTCGTTGATAAAGCGTCCGATTGACCACTCTCAACTATATCCTCTTGTGCTGATTGTTCTACGTCATAAAATTTCATTTTAGACCTATCAACTCCAAGGATAAATTTTCTATTGACCGTTGGGTCATTATATCTGTTCTTCAACTGCTTAACCATTATCTGGTTCTTTTCTTCTAGTTCTTCACTAGAGATTAAAGCAAACATAAAGTCTGCTGTTGCAGGAAGACCAAAACTCTCTGAGGTATCTTCTAATCCTACATCACTACTTACAAAACCACCTCTTGTAGTTTGTGTAGCAGAGAATATAGGAAAATCATTTTCAACTGCTAAGCCTCTTAATTCTTCTGCAATTGCTTTAATGTAAGTATAACTATTCACATTTGCACCTGCTTTAAATCGTGATGAGGAACATATATTTAGATAGTCAATAAATACAATATCTGGTTTAAATGATTTCTTTAATGCCAATTCACTAATAAGACTTTTAAAGTGACCAACGTGAGCAGATGCTGTAGGATATTCTTTAATAATTATTTGACCTGTTGTTTTACTTTGTAGTTTGTTTATCTTTGTTTCATACATTGTATATGGCAGTTCTTCTAAATCACTCATGCCTACATTTAAAAGATTGGCGTCTATTCTTTCTGCAATTCTTTCTTCAGCCATTTCCATAGTAATGTATAAAACATTTTTACCTTGTAGTAATATAGATGAAGCAAGGTGTGTCATAAACATTGTCTTACCAACACCAGTACCTGCAAGGCAGATATTCAAAGTCTTTGATGGAATACCACCTCTTGTAATCTTGTTGAAGAAATCTAAATCTAATTCTATTCGTTCTTCTTTCTTTCTATAGAAATCATATCGTTCTTTTGATTCGAGTAAATAATCATGCCCTACTTTTTGGTCAAAGGATACTGATAGTGCTTCTGATAATAATTCTGGAAGATATTCTGGAGTATGTTCTTTATCTTTGCCATCAAGTATCTGAATACCACCAAGTATTGCATTATGTATTGCTC